CTACTCTTCGTCTTGGGTGCCTCGTAGGTAGGAACGGCCCATGAGTAGTCGTAGTCTCGCTGATTAGTCGCAGTGTCATAAGAAACACCGCTGATAAAGTCACTATTGGGCATTAAGTTCGTCCAGAAGTCATCAGAAGCCGACCTCAAGAAGTTAGACCGTTCCGGCTCGTAGGTAGGAACAATCCATTCCGGTCCAGCCTCGCCAGCTATAGACCAGCCAGAGGTAAGACCGCCCTTGGCATGTTTCGGGGCATCAGAGAATTGAGAAACTGCCGCATTATAGGCTTCGACGGCTTTGGCGATCGCGTCAGCTTTTTGTTGCTCTAACTGGTCAGACATTAAGGTTTCAATTATTTTCTCAACAAAAGAAGTTCCAAAAATATTCTCCCCTAAGCCTGTTATCCCTTGATACAGGTTGTCTATTAGCTTGTTATCAAAAGAAAATTCCAAGTTACTTGCTTCCGTAACCGCCTGCTGGTATGCAGCTTCGGCATCGGCAATAGCCTTTTCTTTTAACTGTTGCGCTGCTACTGCCTGTTGAGCCGCATTCTGTTCAGCTAAGGTGTTCTGATTTCCGATAGATATAATCGAGGCCGCCGCTCCAGGATCGGTGTTCGCAGCGATTACATTCAAGGCATCTAACTGTTTTTGGGCTATATCAAGGGCTAAATCCTTGCCCTCCCCCATCGTAGTCACATCTGAAATAATAGAGTCGTAAATGGCCTGATAACTACCTTCCGTCCCGTAAGACTTCTGGAACTCAAGATATTTAGTAGCGAAATTCAGGTAATCATTGACATCCTCTTCAGAAGCCCCCGAAGCCATAGCCTTTTGTTTGGATTCAACGTATTGACGAGTCCATTCCTCTTTAGACTGTACGGGGGCAAGGTTGCTTATCTTCAAGTTGTTTAGCCATTCGTCAATCGTCTTTGAAATTTCTTTAAGGCTTTCGACATAATCCTTCTGAGAATCAATAGCGTCTTCCATTGCTTCTTCAAGGGTAGAGTAATAAGTGTCGGCGTATTCAGCCAACTTCACGAGGGTAACGTAAGCCTGTTGCCCAAACACATTGGTGAGGTCTAAGGCTTCAATCACAGCCCTATAACCGGCCCTTGTGTTGGGAAGGGTAAGATTCATCTTTCCCACTTCATCAGTCAGCTGTCCCTGTAATCTCGCCTGTTTCTCTTCGTCGCTAAAGAACTTGTCGTAGTAGGATTCGGTGGCATCTCTCAGGGTTTCTAAGTCATCAGCCAAGTAAATCAACGCTTCCGAAAGGGCTATGGCTTCTTGAGTAGTCCCAGTGAAGCTCTGGTTGGTCATCTTTAAAGTATCAAGAACAATGGCTTTATCAACCAATAGTCTTGTCGCTGTTTCTAAAAGACCCTCTCCGACTTGCTGATAACCTCTAATTAGTTCTCCGAAAAGGGCTTCGGCTGCGGTGTCGCTGATGTTTGAAATAGCCTCGGAAATAGCCTTATTTATTCCTTCAGAATCAAGGCCCCGTAAGTCTAACTGCCCACCGCTAAACACATAATTTAAGGCTTTCTCGGTATCAGCACCCAAGCCTTCGGAGAGAATCACAAGGGTATTTGAAAGGTCTTTAAAAACAAGATTTAGAAGTCTTGTTACGTTTGAATCAAGTTCCTTGTACTGCGTGCTGTAAGACGTAGAGTCACTACCAAACCATCCACCTTCCTCTTCGGTACGGATAAGGGCGTATTGTTTAAAGGTAGCATCCACTCCGGCAAGAAGATCGCTGACCTTCGCGGAATACATTTGGATTCCAGACTGATCGACCGAAGTTTCCGTTCCGCCACCAAAAACCGAATTGACAGCACTGCCAACCCACCCACCGACTTTATCACCTAACCCGTCAAGAATCCCTAACGTAAGAATGTCAACCGTTGTGTTAGCGTAATCAGAAAGGAAATTCGATACACTTCCTTGAGAATATCCCGTTTCTACCCCATAATCCCCGGCGTTACCCACGCTTCCAGCCCGTATAATGCTGGTCACTAAGCCCGTGATATTATTATTAAGGGACTTCATGGAACTATTGATGTCTGACAGCTCCTTGTATTCCATGTCGTAGGTGTCTTTAAGAAGTTCCCATGACTTAGAGATAGATTCACTGCCCTCACCCGCATCAGCCCCCAAAACAGTCGAGGGGGCCAGCCACGAAGAAGCGGAGGCAGAGGAACTACTACCACCCAAAGATATGCCTGCCGTTGCAAAAACACTGGCAAGAAACGCCGCCATTGCCGCCGCCATTGCAAATCCCGCTATCGGAACACCGGCCTGTGCTGATACGGCAGCAGCGTAGTTAGCCATAGCTTTTTCTACTGCCATTGCCATCTCAGCCGTGTGCGCTACCCGTTTTAACTGCATTAAGGCTTTGTATTGAGAAGATTCCTGATTGAACATAGTAGCCGTGGAATCTATCATCTGAGAAGTATAGGCTAAGGCTTCTTTCCTGTCCTTATTCCTGTTCTCCCAATCCTCCGAAGCAAGTTCAACCTGACTCTTTGCCGCTTTCTTATTGAGGGCTTCAATGCGTCTAGCCTTCTCTTCTGCAGAATCCGCGCTGGCTTTGATAGCGTCAATCTCTTTCTTCCGTGCCTCTTCAATCCAAGCTAACTTTTTATTGTAGTAATCCTCTTCAAATCCAGTCAGGTCGGCATATAAATTAGCCTCAGCGTCTAATCGGTCAAGGAGTTGTTGTGACATTAGTTTCGCAACATCTACTGTCGCCGCCCTCTGTAACAGTTTCCTGTCTTCCTCTGTTTTTGCGAGAGCAATGCGCACATCCCACTCAGCCTCAAGCGCCGCTATTTGGGCCTTATTAGAGGCGTCTGAATACTGGTCAATCGTACTGTTGGCCTTCATCATGGCCTCTGTACGCTGAGAGAGGGTCTTTAGGTAATCGTCCTGATATGATTCATCAATCCCTAACTTGCGCTTGTTACTTTCCTTATCTAATTTACTAAGAAGCTCGGCCTTCTGTGTTTCCGTCTCTTTTAGCTTGGCAATCTCCGCTTGTGATGACTTGTATCTCTCTTCGTTGGCGGTTATAGCCGTGTCACGGATCATTTTTATCCGGTCAAACTCATTCATTCCGGCTTCTTGCTGAATCTTAGAAAGCCTTTTAGCGTTAGAGATAGCAGTATCGTATTTCTCCGCTATCTGGGACATCTCAGCGTCATAGAGGTTCTTGGAGTCCTGGCGTGCGCGTGCTTCCCGTGCCTTGCGTTCTTCCTCGGATTCTCCCGTTGCGGTACTAATGTTAGGAACGGCAACTTTTCCTAATGCCTTTGTTTTTGCCTTAGATAAACTATCATATTTAGCAATGGCATCTAAAATATCTTCAGAGAGAATTTTCCTGTTGCTTATGCTAAGTTTTTCTATTTCACCCCAACTCTTTTTTGTTTCTTCCCACGCCACATCAGCTACGGCAAATTGCCTTGTAGCCAACGCACCAATAGCAACAGCCGCATTACCGATCATCTTGACTAAATTCCATGTAAGAGCAACCGAATTGCCAAGAAATTCACCTATCGGTTTCATTGCGGCAAATATTCCACCCCACCCATAGGCAATAGGAAGTAATGCACTTCCAAAATCACGAGCCATCGGAGCGAAGCCTTTTAAAACATTCCAAGCGCCCGATATAGCCCCACCAATCGCCTTAAAACCCATCTGTATATATCCGGCAACTTCGGTAGCGTTTGCTTTAATCCAAGCGGCGGCTTCCATGCCGGTTTCAACGAGTCCCTTGTAGAAATCCTTAAATAATGCCCGTTGCATGATTCCCCAGGCAGTTTGTAATGATGTTCCCACGGCCTCCCAGGTTTTACCAATATCTCCTGATGCAGCTACGATTCCAATTAAGTACGGCTGCATCCTCTCAAGCGTGTCACCGTGTTTTTTCCCTTCCTTCACCAAATCCTTTAAACCATCTTTATAAATCCCCTCTTTTTTAATAAGGGCATCCATTTGTAGAGCGACCATATCCCCCTGTTTAATTTGACCAGAGAACAAAGCCCTCATTTCTTGGGAGGCTTGTTTAGTTTTATCCTGTCCGGTTGTGAACAGTGCAACAGCGTTAGTAAGGGCGGTAAAAGATTCAACCTGTTTTTCGTTGTTGATATCAAGAAGAACCCCTTGATTAATCATGGCGCGATTCATAAACTGAATTTGCTCATAATTAGCGAATGAACTTGCGTCTATCTCCATCAATTTTCTATTTAGGGCTTCCGCATAAACGACGGCTTGCTTATAGTTCTCAACTACACCTTTTGGGCCTTGCATGGATGTTATCTGAGCTGCTACGGCAATCGTTGATATTTTTAAATCATCAATAGCCTTAACGCCGGACATAACTTGGTCTTTGAGGAAGGTCACTACAGCAGAAACAACGTAGAATGCCGCATAAAATCTCAAGACGGCCCTTGTCATGGACGCCATCGACATCGCATGGTCGCCCACCATTTCCTTGTTTAACTCTTTGAGCTTGGCGTTCTTGGCGCGTTCGATGTTTATCCAATCCTGAGAACCACGGGCAACAGTGGCTTGCTCGGCAGAGGCAGCGTTTTTTACGGAGGTCATTTGTTCTGTAATAACGGCCTGTGACCTAATGCCAAGAGTATTCCAGTTAGCAACAGAGGCGGCGGTAACTTGTTCCCTCGCCGCTATTTCCCGCGCCGCAAGCGCAGCCTGACCCCGGCCAATAGCACCCTGATACTCCATGATGAAAGAGCGTTGGGCGAGAGCTGACTCAGCAACCATTTTGTTGGCGGCTATCTTGGCCTGGGCTACTTTTTCTGCCTCCGCTATTTCCCGCGCCGCAAGCGCAGATTTGGCAGCGTTCATTTCGGTAGCAAGTGCC